TACAAATACAATTTTACATTCAGATATATCATCAGTCAGGCCTTTAAGTGGATCATATCGATTAACTGTATGGCCCATATCTTCTAATAGACTGGCAAGGCTGTTTCCGATAACTCCACAACCGACTACACCAAAATTTATATCCTTATGCTTCATATGATTCACCTAATTTTGATAATTTTCCCCGTTCTTCTTCCAGTCTTTTGATATCTTCTTCTGAATCTTCTACCAGTGGATTCTGTCTTACTGCTTCCTTCTCGCTCATGGTGACATCGCCACCCCGGGCTGTTGATAGTGCCTTTACAATTTCCGACATATCCTGCGGTAAGATACTTCCGAATTTAACTGATATATCTAATTCCTGTAAATTTGTTGCTTCCTTTACATCGGTTACTGATAATATTGACTTTAATAAATTGATTCTTCTGGTTAATGCTTCTCCGAATAATTCTTCTTTGTCTTTTGCTTTCAGAATAGAATCTAAAAAAAGCATTTTGAGTGCTATACCTGAAAGATTAGTAAACCCCTTTACATTGCTAAAGGATAAATCGGGGGTTGAAGTTATAGAATAAATAATGTCCTTCAATATGTCATATTCAATTTTTATTGATTCCGGGGCTTGCTCCCAGGTTAAATATTTGGCATCTCCATATTCTATTTTGCCGTCGGCTCCAGCCTCACCTTCGAATTGCAAGGTCTTGCCTATTTCCCCCTTTTCCGGTGGGTTCTTTATTTTCCCTTTTAACTTTATAATGGGTGCTCCAAAATAATCGTTTGTATCGGCAAATTTAGAAATTAACATTTCGATTCTATCAATTTCAGTCTGAACACTCGTCCATTCCGGCTCATCCTGTTCGTAATAAATTACCGGGATCTTTTTAAATAGATTCACTTTTTCTTCTACTATCCAATCAGTTTTTTTAATCCCGTAGTAAAATTTTTCAGCGGTATAAATATCGATATGTTCGTAGGATTTACCGTCAATATCTTCAAGTTTATACCGGCGGGTAAAGGCATCCAGATCTCCATTTTCATTAAAATGAGCGTATATATCATCGCCGTTTTCTTTACATAGCAGGGTTACTTTAATATATTTGTTATTTTCATTATCGATTATTGTATACCAGAGTTCGGCCACTTTTGTTTCCACAAATAACCTGCGCGCCAGCTTTTTATTGAAATAATCTAATTTGTCTTTTTTCCAGATATCATCTATTAGAGAAAAAGTTTCCTGGTATTTATCCTCTTTATTCCCTAATATTAATTTCACTGGATCTCCGAATAAAAAAGATACGGCCATATTGACAATCTTCTTTTGAAATTGGATGACTTCTTTTGCCTGGACGATTCTTTTTGATGTTGATCCCTTACCGATAACTTTATCTTCCCGTTCTTTGATTTTATGATCACCAGTATACTGTTTTTCATATAATTCGAGATCTCTTTCCTTTGGGTCCTTACATAATAATTCTGTTAACTTCTTAAAATCCTTGCCATACATTTTTAAAATATCTTCTATCTTCATGATATTCTCCTTTCTTTTATTTTTTAAAATATTCCTAGTTCCTGGGCGGTATAAGGTTTTTCTTCTTCCTTCTCGAAAATCCTGTCGTTAAGGGCATAACGGATCTGATCCATAAAATGGTTATTTTTATCCACCGGTTCATTAATGGCTATTCCGTCTTTATTTTTCTTCCACTGGTATAGTTGAATTTCATTAATTGCATTCTGGCATTTCCTGTCAATTATAATTTCGAATTGTCTCATGTATTGAATACCAAAATTGACACTTCCCGGACCTTTCTTGGCCGCCAGGGCTTCTATGCCGTATCCTCTTAATTCTGCTATTGATTTAGGTTCGTTATCACATCTGATATACTCTTTGTTTATTGTAGGTTTTAACTTATTTGCTATAAGATTATTGGTCAGGCCTAACTCGTAAATTATCTCTTCCAGAATATATAATTTCTTCCCCTTTATAGCCTGTCTCCCTGCCGCTGTCGGGTCATTCGAATAGCCAAAATCCAGACCGTTATAGTAAGTACCGAAAGTATTTTTAATCCCGGAAAGATCCTCAATTTTCCAATTAGTAAATATCAGATCCCCTAAAATTCCCCAGTTTCCTAAGGTATAAACTTCTCTATAATATGGATCTTGCTCATTTTCTAATTCGTCTATATCGTCTTGTTCTAGGAATTTATTATCCTTATAGGTTGTCTTTAGAATCGATAACCTTTCATCATGATATTCAAATTCCCCTTCTACCCAGTTTTGGAAGTATTCTTTAAATATCCAGTGGCTCCGGATAATAGGATTGAAACATAGAGTCATACGTTTTAATACTTTAGATCTACCTCTTAATCTTTTGTATAATTGCTTAATATCATCTCTTTTTGTCTCGGTTGCTTCCTCCACTATGATATCGGTAATAACGCCCTTTTCCGGTATTATTGATTTAAGTTTTTCAGCATCATCTAGCCCCCTGAAAAGAATTTGATATCCGGTAATACAGGTTATGGTCATTTCTGTTTTGTTAATTTTGAATAACTTTACTAGGTTGAATTCTAATATAACTTTCCTGATTTCATTAAATACCGATGTTCGCAGGGTATTGGCCGTATTTCTTATTACAAGATAATTTCTGCCACCTTCTAAAAGGTCAATTACGCACCTTTGAGAAATAAATACCGATTTCCCGGCAGAGCTTCCTCCGAAGAATATTTGTGTTCTGGTATTATTTTCCAGGTAAGGGATATAAACTTTATTAAAGACTTTTTTAGAAATTTGTATATTAACATTCATTCAGTCAATCCCACTTTTATATTTAGGTCCTTTTCTTCTGTTGCCTCACCCATCATCAGCAGGTCAAGTTTACCTAATTTTTCATAGCAATTAACTATATCTTTTAATTGGCCTGTATTGTTCACATCGATTATATTGCCTGCTTTAATTTCTTTAATAGCATTATTTAAGATTGCTTTTAATATGCTTAATTGAGTCTTAATTTCGGCCCGGTAGTCGGCTTTGGTATTAACAACCGTTTTATTAGTTTTCTTTCCAAGTGATTTAGCATTTTCAATATTCCTTTGATCTACTCTTTCCTTCCAATTAAATTTTTTATACCAACGCCAAATAGTTCTTTCGGATACCTGACATTTATCTGCCACTTTCCTGACATCTTTATTTGACGCTTTTCCACCCAAGCTATAAAATAATTCAAAGGCTTCGATATGTCTAAGTTTCTCTTTCATATATTTAAAACTTCTTCCGTATTATTTAATTCATTTAGGTTATTTCCTATGTCGAATTGGTCGATATTTGCATCGATATTTTCCTTCTGTATCTTTATTAAGTGATAAGTATATAGCTTACCGAATCTTCTCACTAGGTTAAATTCATTCTTTGTTCCTTTACTTTTTCCATCGTGTATTAAAATAACATAATCAGAATCTTCTATTGTTAATATGCTTCTATGTTGGAATGCACCCCTGCTATATTTTTTAAAATCTAAATTATATAATTTCAATGTAATTCCACTTTCCTTACAATAATCTCTTACTAATCTACACACCCCGCCAGGAGCGCCGGAAGTTATAACCACCTCTGGATTATGTTTTTTAATTTCCATTTCTATTATTTTTAATACTTCTTTTTTTCTCATTTTTAATGAGCGGCTACCGAAAAACGCCAGTTTCATTTATTTTCCCTGCCTTTCAAAATAAAAAAAGAGCCACCTAAGAAGCTACTGCTTCTTTGAATGGCTCTCTATAAATGGAGCTCTGCGATATTCAATTGTTTAAAATCTAATTTTTTTTATTAAAATAAAGTGGGCTGCAATATTTTTGATTTTTCCTGAATTATTTTTTTTCTGGGTTTTCTGAGAGTTAAATAATCCTGATCGATATAATTATCATCCAATTTTAGACTCATATATTTATATAAATCTTTTTTGATATAGAAATCTTTTTTAAGTTCAATTAATCTTTTTGTTATTGTATTTCCGAAGTTCCGCCAGTCTATTTGATATGGTAGTTGATAATGATTCATTTTGCCTACTTTATATTGATCGATAAAAGGATAACTTAGTTCTAATAATTGGTATGTCGTTAATGGTTTAATAACCGGTTCAAAACTTACCCATGTTTTTATTCCCTCATTATGTAATATTCCTAATACTTTTATTCTTTCCCTGGGTAATGCTGCCCCCGGTTCATAATATAGGCTCTCTTTTTCGTCTAGTAGTGTTAGGGTAGCGCCTATCTTTATTTTATTAAATTGTTTAAATAAATCCAGATCCCTTAATATTCTTTCCCCGCCTTTAGATAATATTGCGGTAGGTATATCATATTTTAATAATATTTTTAATATATCCTGTGTTGTTTTATATTCTGTATCGGCCTTACAGTATGGATCACCCACAAAGCATAAGAGCACCTGTTCGGTTATTTCTTGCTTTCTTAATTGTTTTTCTAACTTTTCTAATATATTCTCTCGCGGTTTTATTTCCTCGTTAGATACTTTTTTGTAATATGGCATAGTTTTTACATAGCAGTATTTGCAATTATGATCGCATCCATTGTAAATATTTAAGGAATAAGGACTGTATTCCCTCGCTTTTCCTTTTGGTATATAGATAATATCACTCATTTTTTAACTTCCTTTTAATTATTATATCACGGAAAGTCTTATTTCGCAACGGTTACAGGTGGAATATACAAATATTTTTTATTGTTTTTATTGATTATTATTATTCTTTTAATACCGTTTATTGCGAGATATTGTTTAAATTTCTCTATGCCGTTTCTGTTAAATAGTGTAGGGCATTTTTTAATCATCTTTCTTGTATATCCTATTTTCTCTAACATCCTTACCGGTAAACGACCCCACATACTTTGAATAAAAGTTATGAATAGTATCCCTTTATATTTTCTCCGAAATATTATTTCCAATTGTTTAAAGGGAATCCCATAGGCATCCAGGTCTATTATATCATATTTATCTAAATTCATTCCTTTTAAATATTTCATGTTATCACCTTTTAGTGTACTTCCGTAGGATATTCTATCAATCCCTATTACGTTTATATTTTTAAATGATCTTCTTTGTATTTCTTTCCATATCCTGGACCTGCCAGCAAAGCAATCAAGGACTTTTATACTTTTTTTGTTCGGTAAATGATTCATTCTTAAATTTACTTTTGTTTTTAGATATGAATTATCTGTTTTAATTTGCCGTCTGTTCATATTCGCCCTTTCCTCTTATTCTATTTTTTATTATTTCTAATTCCCGATTTATTTCATCATATGAATCTATATCTACGGAAATTAATATATGGACCCTTTTATATTCCCTTATATTTTCCTCTTTTTCTAGGTCCTCGGTGGCCTCGAATGTTGTATCTTCCAATTCCTCTTCGGTAAATCCCACATCTAATAATAATTCCTCATCAAAAGTTGCCAATACATCGAAATCCCATCCGGCTAAATTCTTGTTTTCCCTCAAATTTGCTTCTTTAAATTCCTTTTTTGTCAGCTTCCTATTTGGAAACCCTTACATCAATTTTTTCTTTTCCCCGGCCCAATAGCTGTAATATTTTCATTCTTTGATGACCTGATACAATAGTATTATCGGTATTTATTACTGGGATAGACATAAGGTTAAATCTTTTCAAACTTTCTTCTAGGTCATTTTTTTGTTTTTCGGTCATCGTTCTGGGGTTTTCTTTATATGGTATTAAGTCATTGATTATTCTCTGTTCTGTATGCCATTTTAATTTTTTCATAATATTCCTTTCTTTTAGTTAATCTTTGTAATTTATTTTCACTCTTTTAATCTCACGGTTATTTTATCCGGATTGTGATAATCAACTATATTTATCGCGCCGCAACGATCTTTCGAGCATTTAATTTCTATCTCGGGACCCCCTTCCTGATGATCTTTGTTGATAGAAAAGAAGAGAGGCCTGCCACATACTACACATCTTATCTTTATCCTTTTCATTTTATATTTCTTATTTCTTTTAATCAATTATTCCCACCCCGGAATCAGACTGCTATATTTTTCCATTTCTTTATAGCTTAATATTTCCTCAAAATCTATTCCCAGATCATCACATATGAACTCAATCATTCTCCCATTTTCTTTTGATCTTGCGTATTTATCCGGTATTATAAATTTTAGATTAAGAAATTCTATCGGATAATATTTTTTAAACCGTCTCAATTTAGTTTTATCTGCTGGCCGGAAATAACCCTTGACCTCAAATAAATAATAGTAATCCTCGTAATATAATATAAAATCCGGTTTATAATATCTCTGTCCTCTTTTTATTTTATTAAAGCAATACTCGAAGGGTTCATATTTCCAATTGCATTCTCTTAAATTAAAATACCGGGCCACATTCGCTTCGAATTTTGACCTGAAATATTGTTTTAGATCTTTCCGGTAGCCGCCTTTAGCTACTTCCATTTTTTATATTCCTCCCATTCACAAGATCTAAATATCCAGGGGTTATTTACCCACCTTATAAAATCTTTATATTTTCTATTTTTTAATGTATTATTATAATTCATAACGTATGGCTTAATTGATCCCCGGTCATCCTTAATATTTCTTAATCTTTGTATTCTGTAAAGGTCCTCTTCAAATGTAGTGTCAAAACCGATCAGGACATATACTGTTATATTTCTTGGCCTGATCCCAGCTTTAATAACAAGTTCCAATCCTTTTATTATTTTGTTTTCGTCTTTTATATTATCCCAGGCAAATCTTATCATTTCTTTATAACTTATTTTGGTCAGCAGTTTAGCATTTTCCTTATTAATTAATCGAAGATCAAGCCCCTGGTTAAAATCCATTCGCCATCCCTTCTTAATATATTTCTGTAGTTTCTTGATGTGTGAAGGTAGGGCCAGAAAATTGTTATCCAATAGAACCACTATATTGGATTTGGGGTTTAGAAATTCTTCCACTTCTGCATGCTCCCGGATCTTCCCTTCTTTCTCCGGTACTATACAAAATTTACAATTCCTAATACAGCCCCGGGTAGTAAAGCCCAAAGAATAATTAAGATTATAGAGGGAATAATCAGGCATAAGATGCTCAATTTCTCTCGGTAATTTCCTTTTCAGATCAAAGCCTGATCCCCCAGCCATATAAAAATTTTCGGGTATATAGTATTCATTGATATTAAATTCTGTAAATATCTTTGAAATATATATCCTATCATAAGTTTTTAAAAATAATGGGCTGTATAATTCTGTTTCATCTCCTTTTTGTTTATGATAAGCAGACAATTTCATTAAGGCTAAATTGTGATATTTTGAATCGATATCAAATAAACCGATCTTCAACTTTATATCTTTCCTGACATTTTTAATATCGCTATAACTTCCATGAGAATTACTGCCCCAAAAAGCGCCCACCAGGCCCAATCATTAGCTTCTTCTACTTTTTTAAAATTACCGTCCCATTTAAAGCTCATTTAATCACTTCCTCTTTTGTCCGTCCAATTTTGGATTTCCTTCGAAGTGATCTGCCATTTGTCTTTCCATCCCGATACAAATTGGAATTTAAAATCCTGATATAGCCTGGGGTTTGGTTCTGTTCCAATAAAATCCCACAAAATACTCCGGGCTAAATCTGCGGGGCCCGATCCTCCATATCCCCAATTAAAACCGGTCGGGCTATGGTATATATGATGTTCTAATGGTTTATCATTCACGGTAACTATAACGTCAGAAATATTTCCTTTTTCTGGGTTTATTCTTTTTCCTTTATAAATTTTCATTTAATCACTTCCTTTATCTCTCTTTTTTAACCTAATATTTTCTTTTTCATTTTTAATAAAATTTCCTTTTGTTCCTTTTCCTCTTGTTCTCTCCTTATTATATTTTGAGTTAGATTAAATGGCCCGGTTCCTTTGTGTGTTTTAGATTCATAATTTTGCTGTTTTCTGTTTTTCTTTTCTCTTCGTCTATTTTTGAGCCATTTTTTCTTTTTTATGATTTTCGATTTTTTCTTCATGTTAAACACCTTTTTTGTGGGAATCGATAAAATAATCTACATCTTCATATCGACCCGGGTTTATGAGTAGTAGCCTTTTTCTCATATCTCTCCAGACGGTAGTTATAGAAACTTTAAATTTTAGAGCAGTAGTCTTTAGGGTTGCATTATTTTTTAATATAAATGTAGCCTCATCAAATACCCTTTCCACAATAGTTTTAGAAAAATTATATTCAAAGTTAATCTTAGGTCTCATTGTTTATTTTCTCCTTTCTTTATTTTTACTCATTTGCAATCGCCCTCTCCTTTTTTAATATATTCCGGACCAAAAACTTATCTTTACCGGTATCAATAGTGTTAAAAAATTTTATATGCTTATTATTTATTTTAGTATTCTCCTTCATTTTAGTCTGTAATTCCAGACTAAATTTTCTCTTGAAATTATTAACTTTTTTCTTTTTCCTTTGATATGCTTTCCGTTTTATTGGAACTCCCCAATTTCTTAAGTGTCTCCAAAGAGAAGTTGAAACAACTCCATATTCTTTGGCAATATTTAATATTGGGATATCATATTTATACATTTTGATTATTTTTTCCTTTTCAGCCTTGATCCTTGCCCCAGTAAGATTTTTACTCATTAATCTTTATCTCCCCTTTTTTTTCTTTAATATATTCTTCTGCCCTTGCCAGCCAATCAAATATATATATCGAGTAATTGTTATTAAATTTGTCCTTAATTACCTGCTCATATTCGGGATGCTTTTTAAAATGTACCCGGATCTTATTTAATTCTATTTCTATATCTATATTAGGGAATATCTTTGCCCATCGGTCTTTAATATCGTCATCTATACCGTGCCAGCTCCATAATACGAAATCGAACTCTATTTCATTAGCCGGTTTCTTTTTCTTATTTAATGTCTTGAAATGCTTATTTGGTACCTTTTCTTTATTTTCTTTATTATCTTTAAGAGTTTCTTTAAACGGTTGTTCACCCCCCTTAATATCCTTATTTTTTATAGTGCTTCCTGTATTATCAGGTATGTCCAAACTAACCTTTTTGGTTAGTTTTACTAACATATTTGGTGAGTTTTTATAACCTTTTTGGTTAGTTTTACTAACCTTTTTGGTTAGTTTTTTTTTATTTAAAACTAACCTTTTTGGTAAGTTTTTCCATTTTTCATAATGTTCATTAAATTGGTAACAGCCACCTTTTACAATTATTATATTTTTGTTAATCATTCTATTGATATTTTTTCCGATATGCTGTTCAGCTATTCCTATATCGTTGGCCATATCTCTTTTTTTTAATTTCTTGGTCCAATCCTGCCTTCTTCCTAATCCATCAAAACCCCAGGACCACCGTATAATATAAAATATTATCCTCATCTCATCTTTGCTTAATAAACCCTTAGCAAGTATATTTATCAATATTTTATTTTTTATTGGAGTAGAATCTTTTGGGATCATTTATCAATTTTATTTCCTTTGTTTTCTTCCTTATATCAAATAAACTCAATTGTCCTTTATACATATTCATTAAAACGTGCCTAGCCCTTTTGAATTCTTTCGCTGCTTTCCGCCTTAGCCTCTTATAACATTCCAACGCTTCTCCATCCGCGCCTTTCCAGCAATAGCCCCCGGGGTTGTGTGGAGTGCTGATAATGGGGTATCCTTCCTCAATTAAATCTTCTATAATCATCCTGACCCGGCGTGGTGTTATTTTTTCGCCCCGCCTTAATTTATATTCATCGGCTATCTCGTATTGACTAATTGGGTCGGAAAATCTTTGATATGGTTTTATAATAGATATTATTACAGCGTTATTGTCAGGCATTTAAATTTACTTCCTTTAAATCTTCTTCTAAAACATAATCGGTTTTGCCCATAGTATAGGCAACTAGATAAACTTGTTTCATTTCCCGGCCACTTGCTGCAATATAAGATTGTCCAAAATCACCATCATCAAATACAGATATAAAAGTCTTAAATTTTCTATATCTTGTGCCCATTACATAACCAATCCTTTTTTCATTTAATGTAACCCTTTTAATATTTTTTATTTCCTTTGTTTCATCCGGTATAAAATCATCATCCTTAACGTGCAAATAATTAGAGGTTTTCCTCAAGATATTTTTATAATTTACTTTCTGACCTAATTTAAATTTCATTTAATCGATCTCCTTTTTCCGGGGACAGGCCAGACAGAGCCGCAAAAACCTGTCCCCGCCTCTTTTAACACTCTTATAAAACTACAAAGAGATATTAAACCACAATCAAAGGCCTTCACCTCCTTTCATTATTTATATCTTTAATGCAGGTTGAAACGGTTTAGATAATTTACTACATTTTTTTAAATTTTCTCTTGCAGGTAATAACCTTAAATTTTTCAAATCCCAACATCTCTTAAAGTCTGTATGTTCGGGCTTAGTAAAGTTGAATGCATTTTTAGGTATTTTATGATCAATATGCAATTTACCCTGTAAAAAATCCTGCCAAGTATACCCTTTTGGCATAGTCCGTTTTAATCTTCCCATTAAATCGTTTAAATTATATCCAACGAGAGATTCCCATTTTCTACCTGCTTTATTACATTTTAAAGATTTCCATATCATATAACTTATTTTATGATTGAGATTATATTTTAAATCTTTCCTTAATCTATCCCTTCCATAATGCAACTTTATTAATCTTTTCTTTTCTTTAATATTTTTTATAGAATGTTCTATTATTATTTCAACTATCGCTTCAAGATTATTTTTTAAACGCATTTCCTCTTTCTCTTTAGCATAATATTCTTTACTTCCAAACATATTTGTTCCTTTTTATAGAAAAATTATAGTTCTCTTATAGTTTAAAATAAATTGGGCTGAACTCTTTTTATTCTCTTTTTAGCCATATCGATATATTCTTGTTTTATCTCAATACCGACAAATCTTTTTCTTTGCTTTAAGGCCACCAATGCGGTAGTCCCAGCCCCCATAAATGGATCTAAAACTATTCCGGATTTAAAACCGGCATTGCAGCCACAATCAAAATATCCTTTAAATTTATATTCTGCATTTGTTTTCACTTTGAATTTCGTTTTTGTTTCTTGCCCGGCATGATGTTCTTCTAAATTTCCTTTGCCTAGATATTCTTTATATTCTTCTGTCGGCTCTAATATTTTTACCCTTGCCTTGCCACATTTCTTGCAAATAAATTCAGGGCATCCCGCTTTAATAATCGGTTCGATCAATGTTTCAGGGAAAGTATTACCCGTAATAAATATTCTTCCATTTCTTCTTGCAATCCAAGTCCCATTTTTAGTTTTAGGACACCATACTTTACCCTCGTATTTAATTGTTCTTATATTTTTATCCTTACCATTAGTTTTTCTTATACCAATGTGAGTTCTTTTTGTAAGATATACAGTTTTCCCTTCTTGTATTGAATGATAACCTACCCTCAATGCCAATATTTGGAACCAATCTTTCGTTTCTTTGTCCTTTTGAATAAATGATAATCTTCCATCATCTTTTCTTATATGCCCATCACCAGCAATTAAACTATTAAATAAAGCGACTGCTTCTTTAATAGGTAAGGATATTAAAAATTGATTTAACTTCTTTTTTGGTATATTTATTAAGCACCATTCAACTAATGGAGATTTTTTTAAATACCAAAATACTTGGTTACCCCTTCTAACATTGCGGGTATAAGGTATTTCAAGTTTATTTAGAAGATAATCTATCCTTTTTGCTTTATCTCCTTCATTTTGGTATATTTCAATATGCCCACCTTTTTTAAAATGTCCTTCGGTGATAATCCAACCTATTAATTCAGAAAAGGTTTCACCTATCCCTATATTTTCAGGGTATATTACAGGAGCAAATACTCTAATTTTATCTGAATATGCTAAATTTTCAGCGATAACAATTTTTTCTTCCCCTGTCTTTTTCTTAACTATATTTCTATGGTTAGATGTCATTAAAATATCTAAATCTCTATTACCTACTTTTATTAGTTCTTTACAATCATATTCTTTAATATAAGATAATGGTTGGTATTCTATAATTTGTTTTTCTAAATTATAAGTAGCAATTAAAATATGATGAGGACTTGATTTATACCATTTAATATCAGTGTATTTTTTCCATCCTTTTATTGTTAGTATTTCAGTTTCACTATCTACACAAGCGAAATGTGCTTCTTTAAAACTTTTTGTTGGTATTTTCCAAACACAGCGTTTATTACGACCTTGCTTCCCATAGTTAATATCTTTACCGTGGTATTGTGGGTGTTGTGTTCCTTTATCCGGTTGCTTCGTTTTATAACCCCTTTTTTTATTTAATCTCGGTTGACTCAAATTATGCGGAGTCTGGCCATTAGCTCCAAATGTCCATTTATTAACATTGACTCCCCTTTCCATCCGGGGTAATGTACTAGGTGCATATTTATCAAACTGCTGTTCAAACCAATAATCATGACCGGACCAGAAGGAATATTTTACCTTTTTTAAACCTTTGCATCGAGTGCAAACTTTGTTTTTTGTTCTTCCTTCGCCATTACAAGCAGGGCAGGTTCTCCATTTCCAGTCTTTACCCTCTACTCCCTTAATACCCAATGGCTTTTTACTTACACATTCTAAAGTTTTCTCATTAGTCCAGAATATAGCTTTATTATTTTTGGTAAAGAAAAATAGATATTCAAAATCTACCGTAAACCGATCATTAGCACTTGAAGGCATACAATTTTTTTTATACCAGATAATTGTATTTCTCTTGATCCATCCCCGGTTAGTCATTTCTATTGAGAAGCGGTAAGGGATATCTAATAAACATTTAGCATATTGCCCGGTAGATTTTTGATTACCCTGGGTAGCTCCCATCTCTGATGTTTTATAACCTAGATTTTTTGTATCTTTAGTATGTCCTGAAGCATTACCGCTGCCACCGTAGGAATCGCCTATATTTACAAAACAAGTACCGTCTTTCCTTAATACCCTTTTAACCTCATCAAAAATCTGGCACAAATGTTTTATATATAAATCAAAGGTTGGCTCGAGGCCCAAGCTGCCCTTCCAGGCACCACATTTAAGACAAAAGCAATTACCTTTATCATCAGAAGCCCCCTTATCTTTAAACCAGCTTTCTTTACCTGGATTTGTTTCTCCTGATTTATGTTTTAAAGTAATATTTTTATTTCCCCAGATATGTTTACAATTTTTATCCCCATCCCATATAACTGGTTCAATACCATAATCCCGGAGTCCCCAGTATGGAGGAGAACATACACAGCAATTAACTGATTCTGCCGGTAATTTTGGAAGTATTTCTAGATCATTGCCACATAATATTTTATTTATATAATCCATGTTTTGCCTTTCTTCTTTTTAGATATTCCAATAAACTTGAAAGTTTAATATCATTCTCTTTATTTAATTTTCTTAATTCTTCTTTAGTTTTACGAAACATAATAATTGGCATTTTCATTTTTTACCCCCAATTATTTTTTCGATTACTTTTTTCTTTAATTTCTCTAATAAAGTTAATGCGCATTTTTTGTGATAAAGTCTATGATCATACATAACCATATCGTCTATACTAAGTATTTTCTTACCGCACCGGAAGCATATCCAGGCAAGCCCTTCTTGGAGTCTATATTTTTTCATTTTAATTACTCCTCAAAATTTACTTAAAATTGAATAGACCACAATTAATATTAAAATATCAATAATAACTAGCCACAACGAAAATCGATCAAAGCCTTTTGTTCTCATTCATTTTCACCTTCAATCAAATAAACTTTTGTCAATCTCCGGCCCCACTTTTTAGCCTCTTCATAAGTATCAAAACATAAATCAATTTTCCAGCCTTTAATGGCCGATCCCCGATCATTACACTTGCCGGGGCCATAACCTTCTACCCATATCCTTTGACCCATACGAAGGGGACCGAATTTATCATCAATGGCGACCGATCCCCTGCCAGCCACGTCGCCGGTGGCAGTAAAACCATCATCGAAGGGTGCGCATGATTCCGGACCAGGATAATATCCGGTAGATTCTAAAATAAAATATTTTGGCTCTTCCCCATTCCCCTGCTTTGGTATAGCTATATAAATCAATAAGATTAATATTATAATTTCAATTATGATTATTAACTTTTTCATATTTACCTCTTTATTTTAGAGGGGGCTTGTCAGACCTCAAGCCCCTTTTTCTTCAATGTGGACTATTTGTTCCTATCAATGCACAATAATATTGACGTAGGTTGATACATCTGCCCATAATAAGCCAATGGGATACACATATGAGTTGCCACTGTCTCCGAGATTATCAGCTGCTCCGCCAACCTTGAGAACGTCTCCTGTTGAAGGGGCTATTGAATCTAGCGGTACTTTCCACTCTGAAACCCTCATACCTTCGCTATAAAGCGTTATAGTATCAAGGTCAGGAGGAAGATCATATTGCGTACCATCGATAACCCATTCCGTATACCAACTATCACTTATTCCAGAACTTAATCCCTCTGGAAGCGTTGTTGTAAATGCAGCTGGGTCTGCCCCCGTTTGGAAAATGATATCGTAAGGCTTTCCCCATGGACCCCCATCAGTAGGGTTGATGTTTAATCCGATTTTGTCGTTCCCAACCTGGTTCTCGCCGAGACGAGCATCGGTTGAATCCACAACATCAAATAGCACATATAGGTAATCCGTAGTCGCTAATACCTTAACGATACCCATGTCTCCTGCAACAGATATTTCGGTTGCATCATCCCACTCACCTAAACTCACAATCCCATCCAATTCAGGAATTGTTAACCGTTCAGGAAATAACCAGCAACCGGCAAGTAAACCGGCAACTAAAATAATCACCACCAACACAGCTAACTTTTTCATTATTTTTTTTCACCTCCTTTCTTGTGAGGCCTGGCCGGTTAAAGGGTCGATAAATTACAATAATCCCTAGTTTATTGCAATTTACAATAACCGAGCCAGACCCGATTTTTATTTTAAATATCTTATAGATTCTTATTCCTGTTCCTCTTCACTTTTCGCCATCTCTATTATTTTTTCTACTGCTTCCGGATTATCAAGCAAGATTTGTTTCAATTCTTCGATCGGACTTCCCGGTTCTTTTACATCGGCCTTAACGGCAAACCAGGCAATCTCTTTCCAGGTATCCAGCCCAGCCTTATTAAATATTTCAAACATCTTATCCAATTTTTCTTTATCCCCTTCGGTAGGTTGTTCCAGGGCTTTCATGAGTTGGTTATATTTATCTTTATTAGAAGTTAAAACCTTCCTAGCCAGAGGCTCTCTAAGCATGGTTTTAAATATTCCCATATCTACAGCAAATTTAACCAGTTTTTCAAAGCTATCAATCCCGGCCTTTTGGGCTTGTTTCGATATAGCCAGTAGGATTTTAGTTTCTTCTTTAACCTTTTCTTTATAAGTTTCTTTCGATTCTTGATAAGATTTGAGTTTGCCCTTTCCTTCTTCCCGATCCTTCTTTAGCTGGGCTTCTTGGGCTTTTGATCCCTCAGCCTCTTTTTTTAAATCCTGCCTTTTTAATTCTTCTTTTATCGGTTTTTCTTTTTTCTTTTCTTGATCCCCAGCTTCTTTTTCTACTTCTTTTTTAATTTTCTCCCCGGGCTCTGGTTCTCCTATAACTGCACCGTCTTTTTCGCTGTCTGATTTTGGATTCTCATCCGGGATATCCGGTATTTGGTATATTCTTTTTTGACCAATAAATAATGTCTGTCCTTCTCTAATCTTTTTTATTTCCGGTATAGGTAAATCCAATTCACAGGTTAAAGGCCAGTGCTTATCTTTTCTACCTTCGTGTTGGGTCTCCTTTTGTATTCGCCTTAACTTAAAAGGCAACATTGTAATACTGTTATACCGGTTAGTTATAGGATCTTTTAGTAGTTCTAAAGCCAGGTAAATACCACTCTGGACATCTACCATAGTATTCCAGGAGCCGGAATCAATTACATAAATACCACCCATTGATATGTCGGGGATAAAAAAGAAAAGGCTGGCCCGCTTACTACAACCATCCTTTTGGCCAAACTTATCACAAGGGCATTCCATTTCTTCAAAAATCCCCTTTTCGTTTGCCCTCATTGCCCTTTCTCCATTCCCCACACATTTGAGTCCCCTGGAGCTTCCATACCATTTATAAGCTTGAGGAAACAGGCCCCCGATATCCGGAAAACCATTCTCGTCTAAACCGGATAAAGGGAAGGCTATTTTTAATTCAGTGGGTTCTTTTCCAAACATATCTCTAACTTCCTTAGGGCATACGAAATGAGGGACATCTTTAGGGTGGAATTCCAATTCTCCATATTTGTCCCGTTTTTGTATGAAATCCCCATTCTGATCCTTTTTATATTTACCATCTTTATCTTTCGCTATAGTAGGGACCCTTATCCCTAGCCGGATTTTGCCTTTCCAGGTTAACCTTCGGATACTGCTAATAGGATGTTCACCTACTATCTTAGTAAATCGCTTAAAAAAATTTGTGCCACCAGTATTATTCATTTAAAATTACCTCCTTAATTTTTTTAATTTAAATTGGGCTGCCTGCTATCTTATATCCAGATAATTTATCATTGGTTTTTTCTAACTCACCATCGACAATATCCTCAAAATGTGCTGCAATATTAAATATTTTATAAGCAGGCCATTTAAATTTTCTATAAAATCTTCCTTTTTTTCTGATTTCCACTAAGGCATCCCCAGAATCATTTTCTAGATACCAAGCCCTTACACGAAATCCCCTATCTTGTATTTCAAAAATAGGTTTTTTATTTTTATCAATCATGATTATTTTTACCTCCTGAATTTTTAATTTTGTGGCCATATTTATTTATCTTTACTTCGGCCCCAAATAGTTTTTCATAATCGATTTGTTCTTTTGCTTTGAGCCATTTCATTTCTTCTTCTATGCTGGTATCGTTTTTTCTTGCCCTGTATTTAGCGATAGATTTTAGGCTCATTTTATTTACCTCCCAAATCTATATTTTTTACTTTAAGTTAAAATGGAGCATCTTCGTTTTCGGCTTTCACTTCTCCTTCTTCGATATAAAACCCAATCGTCCCAGTATCGTCTACTTCTTCGGCCCAGATCTGATACCCGAATTCTCTGGCCATTTGGCGAACTACTTCTTTACTTCTGTTATCTAACAAGGTCCAATCTGAAATCCTTAAAACTTTTAATTTTGGATTCAAGGCCATTCCTATTTTTATACAGATCTTTAATTGTTCGGAGAAGGATATTTGAGAAAATGGAGTTCCATCGTAGGCAATTTCTGTTTCGGTTAGACTTAATTTTTGGTCGGGGATCTTATGCCAATTCTCTCTTAGGCCGTCTACTTTAATTTTGGTTTGTTCATCTATTTCCCTGGTAAAATCGTCATACTCATTTTTGGCCTTATTTTCTTTTCTGTCTGCTATTCTGTTACGATCCCTAGCTCTTACCTGCTCATTTATTTTTTGGGATTCAGATAATTTTTCTCTTAGGGAATCAATAGGGATTTTTTCATTTTCCAGCAGATAATTTTCGCAATTATTAACAAGCGTTTTTAATCTTTCCATTTCTTTTAATGCATTTTCTTTATTCCTAATTGCTTCATCGATTTTGGTATTAATCATCATTGCCGCTTGTAGTTCATTATTAATATTGTCTACTGATATTAATTCTTCCGGTAAATCTTTAATTGTTATTTCTTCCCTATTACCAGTTAACATTTTTACTTCCCGGCCTTTTTCCAATCTCTGGTCATATAGATAGGCAATCTTTTTTTCTATTTCGGTAATATCAAATCCGGTTAAATCAATAAGAACCTGCCGTTGTTCCCTTCCCTTCATTTGTGAAAATAACCGGGGATCAAAACTTAGATACCCGATAAAATCATCTAATAGCTTTTGAGGGGTAGTATATTTTAGGCCTTTTCCATTAGTTACTTTTAGTTGGGTATCACCGTTTGCTTTCCATACCCTTTTTACAATAAATAGCACTTCCGGCTTTTTCCCAGCAGCCAGATCTTCGGGTGATAAATCTTCACATAAAGTTACCTCACCTTCCGCCTCTTTTTCACCTTTCCTAATAGGCATAGGTGTTGCCTTCGCCCCGGCTTTCCAACATAATACATACCATATAGAATCAAGCGCTGATGTTTTACCGGCCCCATTTTTACCAGATATAACCACAACATTATCTTTGGGGGTAATATCTATTGCCTTTACCCCCTTTATATTCGTACTTTTCAAATTTAATATTTTCACTTAAATTTACCTCCTAAAATTTTTATTCCTACCATTTATATCGTCCATTAAAATATTTGCGCATCCCCTCTTTACTTACAATTATTCTTTGCTTTTTTTCTTTCTTGCCCTTATAAATATTCCAAGCGATCATTAAGATTAACCATACAAAACCAATATAAATAAAAACCATAAAATCACCCTTTATTTATCATTGATCAAACGTACTTACTTCTTTCTTTCGGCCGCTCTAATTTTTACTTCATAGACTAATTCATCAGCATATTCGTTGGCTAATATTTCATCTAATTTTTCATCCTCGTACCCGTGTTTTTCATTAACTTCTTTTATTAATTTATGTAACATTCTTTTAAAGACTTTTCCCATTTGTTTTAATTTTTCTTCTTCCAATTTCTACACCCCCTTTTGACAGGCCCCCGTTTAGGTTCTTTAGTTAAGATGCAAAGTCTTGCAAAAACCTTAACTCAACCTTGCGGAGGCCTGATTTTTCTTTTAAATAAAAAAATAGCCCAAAATAAAAAAAGACCAAATACCAACAAGCCAACCGCTCAAACTTGTTGAATATTCGGTCTTTGATTATCTGGGCTATATTCTTTTTTTAATATTAACTTACATATGTATTACACTTGGTAAGCATATGATATATTATAGGACGTTGTAAAATTGAAAAAAAATATAAAATTCTCCGGATACCCTCTTTTCATTATTATTTTTTTTCATTGCGAGAAGCGTAGCGACGCGGCAATCTCGTATAATGTCATTGCGAACCCAGATTTATCTGGGTGTGGCAATCTCACTATTCCTTTCTGTCTTTCATTTTTTGCATTTGTATTATTTCTTCCCACACTTATAGCTCAAACTATAACTATCCGCTATTCCTATATGCCAATTTGCATTTTTCTTTATACAAAAACTATAAAAAAACTATAATTTTTATAAATATAACTATATTTACTATATAAGTAGTAATTCATCCAAATCGTTGTAATCCTTATAAACAAAGGCTTTGAAGGATTTTCAAAAACGCTCATATACTGCATATATGAAGAAAATTTGACTTGCCCCTTATGATTGTACCTATTTTGAAAAAGACCCCCCTTAAAATCAAAATTTCGAGGTCTATTTTTTGTGATCCAGCAAAAAACTCCTGCTCTTTTAGGGCAAGGGTTATTACTACTTTATTATTATTGGAAAATCTACCACCATTTTTATAATATTCAGTTTTGCCAGTAGTTGTAGCAATATATGCATGTATGGGTTCAATAAAGGCGGGGCTTTGGCCGAAATAAATAAACAATCTAACTTTTATCCTTTTATCAGCTTGCCGATCAAATTCTTTCCATATGAAAATTGATCCAACCATCAT